AAAGATTTAGAACAAAATACAAAAGACATTTCACAACTGAAGGACCAAGTAGCCATGGGTAGAGGTGGTCTTAAAGTGATCTTCTATGTGGGTGCCGTTGTTACAGCTATTATTGGAATACTAAAATTAGCTAAATTTAATTAGGAGAGTAACATGATACAAGGATTGACGGCTCTGTTACCGATCCTCAACAAAGCTGTTGAATTGGTTCCAGATAAAAACAAACTCGCACAACACAAAGCAGAATTAGAAAAAGAATTAGTTAAAGCTCTTGTCGATGTAGACAAAGAACAAGCAAAAATAAATCAAGCAGATGCCCAGGCTACTGGAGCTCTGTCTTGGGTTCAAAGATTATGGAGGCCAACACTTGCATGGATCTGTGTCCTGGCATTTGGTTTTCAATTCTTAGTGATACCTATTACTACTTGGTATGGAGCTATCACACATAATCCAATTAACCTTCCTACATTACCAAGCGATGTATTAATGACTACATTGTTTGCATTGTTAGGATTAACCGGAGCTAGAAGTTTTGAGAAGTTAAAACAAATAGATAAGAAATGAATTTTAAATGGGATCTAAAAAAACAATTTGATGAAAAAAGAAAAGAGGCATCAGCAAAAGCACAACTTCGTAAAAGAAGTATGGACAGTATTGCTAGGCCTAAAGCTAAAAAGAATATTACATCTAAAGATCCAAGGCTCCAAGGAATATAATTGTAACTGTAATGGTAACACAAATAAATGCCTTGGTTTATTTTGGCATTATTAAAAATAAAGAAAGGATAAAATGATACCAAGAAAACAAACTAATACAATCGTAATACATTGTGCTGATACTCCAGCAGATATGGATATTGGAGCAGAGACAATTCGTAAATGGCACACAGAAGAAAGAGGATGGGATGACATAGGTTATCATTGGGTAATCAAAAGAGATGGTGTCCTGGAGCCAGGTCGAGATATTAATATGCAAGGAGCTCATGCTGTTGCTGTGAATTCATCAAGTGTTGGGATCTGTCTTGTCGGTAGAGGAGATAACTTTACTGAACAACAATTTATAACCTTGCATAATTTAATTAATACAACTAAAGATATGTATGGAGATGATTTGGAAATAATAGGACATTCAGATGTCGAGCCTAAGAAACCACATTGCCCTGGGTTTGATGTAAAGGAATGGATCCAAAACGAATTTTATGGCTAAAGGTTATTCATCAGTTTTAGTAATCTCAGATTTACATTGTCCCTGGGAACATCCCGATGCATTCGAATTTTTAAAAGCTCTTAAAAAGAAAATTAAACCAGAGTTTGTATTGAACCTGGGTGATGAGGCAGATGCCCATGCTTTATCTTTCCATGACACAGACGCAGATCTTATGTCAGCCGGTGATGAGCTCATCGCTACTAAAAAAAAGCTGCAAGAATTAGAAAAAATATTTCCAGAGATGACATTGTTACACTCTAATCATTCATCATTAATATATAGAAGAGCATTAAAACATGGAATGCCTAGAGCTTACTTAAAACATTACAATGAATTTTTAGAAGTAGGACTAGGATGGCAATGGGTAGATGATATTAATTTTAAAGTATCAGATGGATCTGAAGTATTTGCTACTCATGGTATATCAGCAGATGGATTAAAACTAGCTATGCAATATGGAAAGAATATAATTCAAGGACACTTCCATTCTAAATTTAATATCCAATACTTTTCTAATCCAGATAATTTAATATGGTCAATGTCTTGTGGATGTCTCACAAAACAATCTTCACTTGCTTTTGAATATTCTCGTAACTTTCGTATGAGATTTGTTATTGGTACTGGAGCTGTTATTGATGGGCAGCCAAAATTATTTCCAATGCAAATGGACAAGCATGGTCGGTGGACTGGAGTATTGGTGTAATGGCCAAACAAAAGTTTACTGATTTTATTCCAAGTCCAAAGCCAAGGAAAAGAAAAGGTAGACATAGTAAGTCACCAAACAAAAGCTCAACAAGAAAAAAGTATCGAGGCCAAGGTAGAGTATGATTAAAAATTTTAAAGACATTGTAGTTTTATTAATCACAACTGGTGTTTTAATTTTATTAGGTACTATTATTATTGGAGATTATATTGTAGCACTAGAAGAAAACAGACCAGTAGATGAAAGTGTTATAACTCTAATGAAGATGTCTGTTACGGGATTAATTGGAGTTATTGGTGGTTACATAGGTGGTAGCAAATGAGAGACAGTAAAGTATCGAGGCCAAAGTAGAGTATGAAATCAGTTACTATTAATAATCAAAAATATTTTTTTCTAAAATTAACTTGGGTTGATATTGTTGGGGCCTCAACTCTTGAAGGTGATACAGACTTTAACAAACTTAAATGTGCAACAATAATTACTGAGGCATACTTGTATGATGTATTCGAAGAGGATGGCAAAGAGTATGTTAGGACCTTCTCTTCTTATTCTATAGATGATCCAGGGTATGGAGATAGAAATGTATATCCAATGGAAGTCTTTGATAAATGCTCACAGAAAGCCATCAGAACTGCCCGTAGAGCTATGCTTAAAGCATAAGCTGATACATTTATCATTCAAATAAAGATTGCTCTGTACGGCTCTTAAAATCGGTTTAAAGGCAAAGTACTTACCTTGGTCTCTTTAGGTACATCTAATGCATAACATTTAGATCTAATTTGTCCTGGATTGAGATTATTTTCTTTAAAATTTTTTTCTACTTGTTTATCATTATACTCTTTAAATTTTAAACAATCATCCAGAGTATAGAATTCATATGGTGCTATACTATAAGTACAGTCACCTTGAGATGTACATAAGTACAAAACAAAAATAAAAACTTTCATTAGTTACCGGTACTATTTTCTGCCGGTCTTTTCAACAACTCAATTTCTATTTTATCTTTATGTTTTTCAATCCAGTATTCTTCGTATGGTCTAATATCAAGAGTTGCTGTCTTATGCATAACTTCTAAATCAATATTATCAGCAGCATAAAACTTTTGATGAGGATGCCCTTGATCATCGTGTTCATCAAATGTAATCACAACGACATCATTCTCCCCATCAAATGCTTTTATCAACTCTTTTACAAACCATTTACTGAACCGAGATTTGTAGACTTTAGCCATCTTTCAATACCTCTATTCCTCTTGGTTTAGCTGGATGCACTTTAATGTATCCATCTCTTTCTAATAGCCTTAACATTCTATGGACATTACTATGAACGCAGCCATAGTGTTTAGCTATCTCCCTTACAGTTGGTGGTACTCTTTCCTTCTTGATGTAATCAATTATGAAATCGAATACACCTAACTGTTTCTTAGTTAGCATTAGTGTCATTATCTTTGCCTCCTAATTTCTTTTTTGCGTCAACAATATAATTCATTAACATATCCCATTGACCTTTATCTAAAGTTAATAATTTTTCCAATGCTGGTTTGTTTTCTTTTTCTAAAGAAATAAGATCGTGAATTTTTTCTGCATCACTCATATCTTTACTTTGCATTGTTTGATTAACTGATTGTTTTATTGTGTTAGCAAATACAGTCATCTTTCTTTTTTGATCTGCATTTACTGTCTCATTATGAGTATTGGCATTGCCATCATCATCCTCACTAGGTAGTCCATAGATTGCCTGGAGAGAATATCTCTTAGCATAAGTAATAGCAGAACCTAAAGCCTGGCTATCATCATACTTATTATTTTTTGGAACTACTAAGTATCTTGAAGTAATAACTGTATCACTTGCTTTATGCATTAAGCTGGTCCTTACATACATTGTAGGAACTACAGATCCCTCAATAACATCCTTCTCAAAGTCTATGCATTGAGTAAATGCCAATCCATACTTAGCACCTTCATTCGCAGCAGCTATAACATCTTCTAGTGATGCATAACTTGATTTGAAAAAAGGATTTTTACTAGACTTGACTGCTGCATTAGCCTCATTCTGAAATAAAGATAATGCCTCAACAATACTTTTAGTGTTGTGTTGGTTCGTCATCGTCATCTTCTCCTTCTCTTTCGTTTCTTGTTGTGTCATTTAAATTGTCCTCCTTTACGACATTGATTGTGAACACTTGTTGTTGCAGACGCATAAACTCATATGCTGTCTGGCCCATAACTTCGATGATCTCTTCCAAGAACTGTTGCTCAATATCATGCCCAGTTTTTTCGTAAATTTTTTCACGCAACATTTTAGCTGCGTACTTACGAGCTGTGATATAAGCATTGAACCATTGAAAGTTATATTCATCGGACATCCTTTATGCTGAACCTCCTTGTAATAATAGGATCAGCACCTGGTACTTCTACCATTTTAGTTTTCTTTCTAGTCATTGTAGTGTGATTGACTATGAAACCATTCCAAGAAATAACTTCATTCTCTTTCATGATTTCTTTTATTAACTTTGATGCCTCATCTTTCTTTTCAGTATTTAATTTAATGATTGTGTTAGCATCATTGTACTGATCAATCCACTTGCCCAACTCATTGTTACTATCCATAACTACTGGATCTTTTATTCCATTACCTTTAAAGATCTTAGTTGCCTCTTCAGTAGTTTCTGGTGGGTACCAATAATCTTTACCTTCTAATATACCATCGAACCTATTCCAAAAATCTGTAGCAGCATTAATGATGTCAGTAACGATGTTATTATTTCTCTGGTAAACAAACCATTGTAACTCCCAGCCTTTAACTAATCGAACAAGTATACCCCAGGTACTACCAGTACAAAGCATCTGCTGTTGTAACTGATAAATGTATGAAGGGTAAACTGGTTCATCGGCAGCTCCAGAGAAATTCTTGATCTCTACTGGACCACTCTTGCTCAAGACAGCTAAAAAATTATTGTGATCAGTAATCTCAAGATTTCCATTTGATATAGTCAAAAGATTATCTAAAGAACTGCCGAGTTTACCATTGTCTAATGAATACAAGTGGGCCTCACCCGGAACGGATATTTTGAACTTGGCCTTTTGCTCTGTGGCAATCGTTTGTAATTCATTGACAAACATTTTGGTTATTGCTGGTTCTAATGTTATTCCAGCCTTAACCTTGGGATTGTTAGCTAAGTCATTCTTAGCCTCCTTTCCTTGATACTCATTAAGAGCATCTTCCAAAACCTCGTTTGGGGTTTTGAAACTTTTTATGCCAGGGATCAATGCACCGATCACACTCGCACCTAATTCTTTTCTTTTGTATGAAGTTTTTCTACCACTATCTTTCATATTAAAATCCTCCTGGTACATAAAAATAATAACACTTATCAATCATGATACATCCAAGTGTAACTGCCAGGATCATCGATCCTATAAAAAATATAAAAGCTAATCCTTCAGCTATTGTGATTAAGATTTCTTTTATGTTCATAGGCTCCTTGTAAACATATTGTTTATCTTTTGTACCTACTTTAGTCATTAACTGTTTCTTGAATATATGAACAATGTAAGACCACATTTAATTAACCTTCCTTTCATAATAAGCTACTTGCTTTTTATATTTTTTTACTAAAATGTTTATTCTCTTTTGTTTTCTTTCCCATTCAGCTAACTTTAATTTTGCTTTTGCAAATCTTACAGAAACATAATCAATTTTAACTTTTGGTTTTTCTACTCTTAACAAATCAGTAATGCTAAATTTAGAATTAATAACATCTAACTGTTTTTTATTAAGAGGATGATGACTAAAAGATTTATGACTACCAAACCCATAAGAATGATAAAGCTCATGAGCAAATAGTTGACTTAAATCAAACATATCAACATCTTTAGATACAGAAAGAAATACATCCCATTGTTGGTTCTTCGGTGTTGATGAGCTATACCAAACTTGCCCAACATAAGCTCGACCAGAGTAACCTTGAGACTTTTGTCTAACTATAACTTTAAGTTTGTTCCAATGTTTTAATCTGCCTTCATATTTTGCAACTTGATTGTGAACTAAAGTAAATAATAAATTTAGTTTTTTAGTATCAAATGCAGATGTGTTTTTTATTATCTTCATTATACTCCCACTCTTTCTAGGACATTTTTAACTGTTGTAGGATACCAAACTCTGTCCTGGTAAGTTTTAACCCCACGATCATTTAATGCATTAGCTAAACCAGACAATGTAGTTATGCCCGTAGCTCTGATGCCATAAATAATTTCTGAAATATTTTTTGCGTACTGATCTGCATTTACTTTAGAAGTTTCATGACCTCTAATTCTAACTACATCTAAGTTAGTACGATTGCCTAACAACTTACCTTCTGATTTTAATCTAGTTAGTGCAGCCTTAGTACGATTTGAAATATTAATTCTTTCAAGTCTATTGATTGCAACATGGAACCCAGCGATTGCATCATCTAAGTTTGGAGTATCCAATACATCAACTGTAATGTTAGTAGTTTCTAAGAACTGACCAACTTCGTATGTACGACCTAATCTTGATAAAGAATAAACAACCAATGGACATTTTAATTTCTTAGATGTCTTGATTGCATCTTGAAGGACTGGTCTGTTTTGAAATTTCTTAGCACCAGAAACACCTGGCTC